ACACCCGCTATTATAGCACCTAAAGTTTTTAGGGACAGCCCTACTACTGTGTTTTCTGAAATTTCCTTTGCCATGCTATTTAAAGTACTTGTATTTTGTTCTGCCTTCTTTTTTATAGGCTATTAATCTTTCTCCACGGTTTGCTTGGTTATCAACGTAAGAAACATGCACCCAATCCGGTTCATCTTCTGTACCAAATTCCCATATCAACTGATCAAAGTCAGTGTGCTCGGAAATATAATGAAATAATTCTTTGTTGGTCAGCTCACCGAATGTGTGAGCGTCTAAGTCAAGAGCTTGACCTTTGGAATGTTGTGAGGTTTTGCTTCCGCCAATGCGCTCATTAAGAGCTTCGCTGCGATATCCGGAAGTAACGGCAATAGGGTTTTTAAAATAATTACGCGCTGGTTGGAAGATGTTTAGCGCAATTGCCTTTAAATTTTCTAAATGTTCTATTGTAGGCTCATTACTGATGCCGCATCTTTTTGCTGTGGTTGATTTAATTACCTCAGCAACGCTTAAGTTATCTGATAATTTCATTATTTGTTTTTATTTAAATACTCAGTCATTTCAGCGGGGGTCATTAATTCTAATTCTTGCTCTTTCTTTTTTCTAGCTTCTATTTTTTTCGGCTTGTTTTTTCTGCGGGTTTCTTTTGCCTTCTTAGTTCCCGCTTCCTTGCGTTTTTTCTTAGCGGCTGCTTTAATAGCTTCAGCGTTTTCCTCTATAGCACCCACGTCCCACGTTTTCCAGCCTAAGGCTAATGCTATACGCTGCCACGCTTTGTTACGCGCATCGAATGCTTCGCTAATAGAAGTAAGCTCATCTACCACACGATCAAGCGGTACACTAACCGCGGCAGATAAAACTTTACCTAATATACTCCAATTTGGGCCTAAATCTAATCTACCGTCTGCTACTACGCCCCAGCCACGTGCTGCAATCTCGTCTTTCTCAAACTTTCTTGTTTGAATAGCACTATGTATTTTACGAGCCTTAGAGCCAATAGGCGGTGATATATTAAATAAAGACAGCACAGTGTAAGCATGTTCAGACATAAATCCTTTTTCCTCTTGCTTGTTGTATTCTCTAATAACGTTTTTAACAGTAGAGAAAACCGCTCCGTATACGCCTGAGCCTCTAAGCAGAGTATCGAGCATACTGTTTAACACTCTAGCTATCTTAGCTTCTTCTTTTGCGTTTTTCTTATCTAATTCAGCGGCAGTAAGATCTTCGTCGTCGTCATCAAAACCTGGTAGCATAGCGAATAATGCGCTTTGCAAGGATGAGAATATAAAGTTTTGGATCGCTCCGTAATAAGTAATTCTTGCTACTTTAGCTCTCCAGTCACCGCGGCCATTAATAATATCCAACGCGTCTTTCTTCATTAAACGCGTCATTTGCATAGGCGTATTTTGGAAAGCAAATACAAGACGACCTAGGTTGCTTCTTTGCACCTGAGAAACTAGCGCTGGATCTGAAGACTGCTGTGTTTCATCTGATATCTTAGAGAAATCCAAGAAAGCTTGCTGCTCAACTTCTTTTTGGGTCATGCCTTTTTTAAGATACGTGTTAACGCGATTACGATAGAATGTAGCACCCCCAGATGCAATAGCCATACTATCTGCAATTTGAGTAGGTGTAAAACCTAATTGCAATAACCTAGCTAAAATAGCTTGAGGGCTGTTCTTGTTTGCGTTAGCTATACTAGCTATTTCGTTAGAACTTACGTCCTGCTTTAATCCGCCCCGGCGCTCCTTAAGTTTGTCTGAGTTAAATATCATAGCCCAGTCAGTCCAGTATTGCTTTTGATTAGCAAACGCTGCGGCTGCCTTAAGAGGGTTGTTATCAGAGTAGTTTATAAAGTTAACAGTAGAAAGCATCTGCAATAATGCAGAGCGTCTGTTAAAGAACATAATCGCACCTGTAGAACCATTAATCCAATTCAACCAAGCATTAATTTGCTTGTTAGTGTTTTTCTCACGGTTTGTACCGTTAGTCATTGAATACAAAGCGTCCACAATAGCGTCACGATGTGCTCTACCGTACAATGCCTCAATCTTGTTTAGGTTTTCCTCGGTAAATATTGCATCAGCGTTCGCTATAAACTCTTCTAAGTATTTTTTACGGCCAATCTTCTCGGTCATACTGTTAAGATCTGACAGCAATGTACTTGCCGACCAATGTTCGCTCGGCTCCATCCACGTATCTCGTCGGGCAACAACAAGCATTGCATCTGCAAAGTCCATTAACTCCGGATTTTCACGAATAGCGTCTTGCAGTATTTTCGTATCCTTCTGTGACAAGCCTGGTACTTTAATACCTGCTTTACCCCACAGGTACACTCTAACAGCTTGATCATAAGTAAAACCTGTCTTTCCGATCTCCTTATTTAGCAACTGGTACTGCTTAGGAAATGCTTTAACTGCGGTTTTAAAGTCGCGTTTTATTTGCTGGCGTATACCATTAATAGCGGCAATACCTTTAGCGTAAGGCGTCATTAGGTTATCTTCGAGCCATTTCATATCAGCTTCACCCTGTTTACCTTTACCAGCAAACGCATAGTTAACTAAGCCTCTAAAATCATCAACGCTCGGCGCAATAAAGAATTTAAATCTACCTTTCTTTTCCCCACGCTTCTGCGCTTGAACGGCTGAGAATGTTTTGAATGCTTCAACACCTGTTTTGCGCTCTAGTATGTTATTAAACTCTTTGCTCAGCGAAGTATCTATAGATTTAGACGCTTTGGTAGTTTCTACAGCCTTAACGTCTTTAACAGCTTTTAAATACTGTTTAGAGTTAACGTCAAAAGATTGTTTAGTATTGTAAGCTTTAGCGTATTTTTCACCTATTAATTCACCGCCTGCAAAAGGCTTTAAAGCGTATTGGATTTTACCTAAAGTAAATATGTTGTAATATCTTTTATACCAAGGTGTTTGTCCGGGAACATAGCCAATAGCCTGACGAGCAGCAAAGCCGGCGGCAGTAACAACTTTGTCCATAGCTAACGGTATAATAGCTACCTTATAATCAGCCTTAAGAGCGTCCATGTCTATAGATTTGCCACCTTGTACGTAGCTTTTAAACATTAATGCTAGAATAGCTCTTGCTGGTGTGGCATGCTCGTATCTGTAACTTTTAGTGTTTTTAGAAGTTGCACCTTCAGCTATATGCGTAACCGGAGCAGCTACCCTAGCTACTGTATTTGTACCGGAATTCATCGCTGCAATAACCATTGCCTGGACATCTGGACTGTAGTTTTTAAGCCCTTTAACTATAGTGCTGGTTAGCTCCCATGCTGCATTTGCTGTAGCTGCGTCTTGCGCCTGCAATTCAGCGGAATTTTCAAACTTACCATTCAAGTAGCTTGCTTTAACGTCAGCGCTTGCTGCCATTGTTTCAGCGTTATCCCATTCCTCTTGTGTGTAAAGCTTGCCTTCGCCTACAAGAGCGCTCTGTACGTCCGCTACATTATAAAAGAAATCTTGCCTAGAGTCTTTCTTAACGGTACCGTCTTTTTTAAACACGCCGATTCTGCCGGAGTTAGCAAATGTGCGGGCCATAAAAGATTTAGCCACCGCAGCGGGTACATTGTTTAATTTTAGTATGTCAACAATCGCTTCTTTAGATTCCGCTATTTTAGCTCTACTTCTAAATAAATCGGCAACAGTAGCAGAAGCGCCAGTCATTTTATGAACGTTTTCTACAAAGTCGATGTCATTGTCAATCTCTTTAAGTATATCAGAAATGTCTTCTTTAGCAATACCTAACTCTTTTATATCTATTCTTTTTATAGATTTAAATATTTTAAGTAAGTCTTTGGCTAAATCAGAATATTGTTTAGCGGTAAACGTGTCGCCGTATACTGCTTTTAAATCATTTCTAATTGAACGCACAGAATAGTCTTCATCTACGCCGACCATTCGTTTAGAAAATTCATCTCGCTTGCTTTCCCATGCCATTCTTTGCTCAGGGGACATAGCTCTTATAGATGCAGATCTTTTTACACTGCCTCTTTCAACATCCCTCGCTACCTCTTGCACAAAAGCGTCACTTAACTCAGCACCTAAAAGCTCTTGTCTGCTCTCATAAGCTTTCCTAATCTTACTGTTGGGGTCTTGCAAAGCATCATTGATAATATCAAATGAAAGTTCTTCCGATATAGCTTTTGCTAAAGATTCTTTACGGCCGCGTATAGGAGCCCCTGAGGCGTCTAAAATATTAGACAAGTAATCAGCATCCGATAATCTAGTTGACGCATTAGGCAGTCTTCTAACAAGCTCTGCGCCTGATGTACGCCCTGCTTTGTCTGTGTCTACAGACTCTCTATCAATCTTTTTGCCTTTCCAGTCACTTGTCCATACACCGTCAACTTTCTTTTGAATAGCATTTGGCATTGCTGTCATAAGATAAGTGGTGGTCATGTTTTCCAGTATAGCCGCTTTATTGCGTAATAAGAATTTACGGAGCTGACCGTCTTTCTTGCCACCCATAGCTTTCTTTAAGTCGATGTCAGCTTGCTTGCCCATAGCTTTGCGAAGCTCCGCAATATAAGGCTTTACCGTAACGTTCTTAGAAACGGACTCGTCCATGCGTGTTTTCATAACCCGCACGGTTGATTTAACTTTAGCTTTTATAGATTTTAATACATCAGCATCAACAATGCGTCTTTGTATTAAGCTTTTATATACTGGTTTTTCAGCCACGGGGGTGGATGCGTCCTCCCTAGCTACTACTTGTTTAGCTGTTTCGCTATCTGTACTTTCTGTTTGAGCGCGTTCCTGCCCTTCTTCAAATAATGCTTTACGAGCATCCAACTTTCCGAAGTTAACATTAGAGAATATAAACTCGCCTAATGTTATTCTAGCATCGCCTGACTTACGCTTAGCTTCCGGGTTAAAGTTAATTAAACGATCACCAACACTTTCTATAATTTTTTGTGCTTCTTCTTTACTTACAGAGCGCGAGCGAATATAATTGGCTATAGCCGGATGTAGCTTACCGTCGTTGTATATGGGGTTGAATACTTTACGGTCAAAGAACTGCTCCTGTGTTTGCACAGATTCTGGTACAAGAGCGTTAATATCGCTAAGTAGCGATTTAGATTTTTTGTTACTAACCGGGGCTTCTTCTTCGTCTAAACCTTTAGCTTCGTCAACAAAGTTTTTTATAATTGCTTTTGTTTTAGCGTTGCGATTTTTATTCGCGTACTCTGCTATAAACGCGAACGTTTGAGCTCCGTCTTCTATGCTTAATTGTGGTGAGGACTTTGAAAATACTTTGTTAAGGAACAAATTAATTTGTGTAAGTGCGCCTAAATCTACTTTATTACCCTCTGCTATATAATCTGAAAGGGCGTTCATCGCCTCTTCATAATACGCAGCATCTTTTACATCGCCTTCTTTGTAAAAGAAATCTAACTTATTTTTAATATAAGCTGAAGTTTCAGTAGTGTTATTTTCTAGCCAGTTAAGCAACTTTTCACCAGCTTTATTAGCCGCGTCATTACCTATAGATTGCTTAGCTACTGCGTGTAGTAATTCGTGTGAATAAACAGCTACTTTACCGCTTGCCGCGGACTTGTCTACGTTTATGTATATATCGCCTGTAGCATCATCTATAAATGCGTCTGTATTTTTGTCGCTTTTGGGAAATTTCTTTCTAAATTCAGCGTCTGACAATGAAATAATTTGATTTGTTAAGCCAAGTTCCTCTAATAGATTCCTAGCATTGGCTTCATCTACTGCTAGTTGTTTTTTATTTGTTTCAATAAAAAACTCAAGTTTAGCAGCTTGATTTATATTTTCAGCACCTGATTCTTTTGCTTTCTTTAAATATTTGTTTTTAGAAACATCATCTAACTTATCAAATCTAGCACCAGACATAGCTTGCTTTTGGGCTAGCTCTTGCTTAAACGCCACTTCAAATGCTGTTTTAGCGTCTATACTAACTTTCAACGATGCATTATGCCTTGCTGCCTTTCTTTGCCCTGAATTATCGGTTAGAATTGCTTCTCTTTGGCTTGATAAATTATCAAACTGTTCTTGCAATGTATTTTTAGCGGCATCAATTTCCGCAATGCTAGCACCCGATTCCGCTAGGCTAATAAGCCTCTGGTTAATTTGGCGCATTTTTAGGTTTGCCTCACCGACTGCCGCTAAATCTTCAGCAGATAATCTAGAGTTCATTCTTGATATTGCGTTGTCTTCCAGCAATTCGCCTTCGGTTTGGACCTCTTCAATTAGTTGTTTAATCTCAGGACTAATATTTTTAGGCAAAGGGGCCGCTGGGTTTAGCAAAGAATCTATGTTCTCCAAGCCTGACAGCTCTTTAATTTTTTCTATTTTGCTCCGGTACGCCTCTATCTCAGCATTCGTCATGTACTGATGCGCGAGATTCTTATAAACCGCGGGTAAAGATTGCTTTAACTGTAACGGAGCACCTATTAATGCACCGCCAGCGTAGGATTCTAAAGCACCGTCCATTATATTTTTATCCTCACCTAATATGTAGATAGAGGCAAAATTGTTAGTTATCTCAGTGGCTGCTTCAGTCAAACCTTCTTGGTTAGCTGATTTAGCAACAGCCTTAGCTATTTGTGGGCGTAATGGGTTCACAGCCTTGTTAACGCCTTTCAAAATAGCCATAGTACCTAGCCTTTCAAATACAACTTCCGCAGCACCGGAAATCGCGGACACAGACATCTCCTTCCATAGAGGCATGTTAACAATTTCAGCGTCAGCATCCATCTGTGCTTCTATACTAAGTCTTTCTTCGTCAGTTAATGTACCTGAAACTAAAAGCTTTTTATTGGCCAGCATTCTATCCGCAGCCGCGTATTCTTGTGTAGCTAATTCAGCAGCTTTGCTACCGTACCCACTTGCGAAGAATAAAGGCATTGCAGCCGGCCCTGTGAAAGCCATAGTTAATGAAGGTATAGCTTGTACCGCCGTATTACCCGCCCAATTGATTAGTGTGCTCGGTTTAGATAAATCTATATCTTCAAAAGCTACGCCTTGTGATAGCCTGCCTTTTTCTTTTTCTGCACCCTGCAGTATTTCCTTAGCGTTTTGCTCCGCTGTTTTTATACCTGCTTCGAACGCTTCGCCTATACCCACCCCGGGGATAATCGCTGCAAGTTTCGCGGCACCAAGTGCGTTAGTTATTTGATAAGCACCGTAACCTATGTTAATAGCAAGGTCTTTAAAGTTAACACCTAGCTTGCTTACTAGGTTGTAAGTTTTTGAAAAGTCTTGTGTAGCGCGAAGGGCTATTTGCGTTTCTTCGCTTTGCAGTGTATCTAAAAAAGAGTTGTAATCGCTTTCTTGCTCTATTAAAGCAGCTGCGTCTCTTTTAATAGCTAAATAGCCTTCTTCTGTTGGGTTTTCTTCGTACGCTTTAATATCGTTAGTTAAAGCAAAATTGTTTGCCTCAAGGCTGTTTTTTTCGCTTTCTAAGTTGCCGATGCGTATCTGTAGGTCCAATTTGTTTTTAGCAGTAACTGTTTCAAGGGCCTCTCTATCTTCACTGGGTAGGGCATTGATATAACCTTGGCTAACTTTAGACTTTTTAGCCTCGAGCATATCAACTTTAGCATTAGCTACTTCAGTACTGGACGGCTCAATAAGCCCTGTTTCTTTCCAGTTTTGGTACGCTTTAAATTCCTCAGGACTGTCAAAGTCGCTTTCTTTTAAGGTTATCTCGGATCGCTGCCCCATGCCAAAATCGAGTGTATCCATTTTCCGCCACTTAGCGGCTTTTTCCGCTATTAAGCTATCTTCAACTTCCTCGTCACTTATTTTAACATTTTTAAGACCCTGTTCGTATTCTTTCAGTAAGTCTTCGCGTCCTTCAGCGAATTGCGCTGCATAATTCTCATCGGCATATTGCTCTATAAAAGAATTAAAATCAGCAAGCACTTGCTCTCTGTTATCGTCTTTTAAGCTTCTTTTTACATAGGCTCTAGGGTTGGTCTTTGGGTCGTATTCCTGTATAGATTGTAAGCGTATTTTGTTCGTGCCTAAGCCTTCTTCTGTTAGCTTAATACCTATCGCTCTCATTTTGCTGTTTAAGCGATCGTATACGTCTTCTTCTGATCCCTCTAAGTCTTCTAAAGTAAGTAAGTAAGGGTTAGCTTCGGGTGACTCCAATGAAGTATCGGCCAAACTGAAATCCCCAGCGGCCGTTTCTTTTACTGGTTCCGTCGGTGGAGTCGTTTCCCCCGGAACCGTTGTCTTTCCCTCTAATGACCAACCGTATTCGTTAGCCCAATTTTCAACAGATAAACCTAATAGGTCAGCAGAAGAAGTAGCTTCTGCAATTGAAATTGTGTCTTCACCGTTTTTATACATGTGAATATTATTTATTAAAATTTATAGCCAAACAACGCTTGCACTTCGGCTAGCGAATTTACTCTTTTCCCGCCTTGGTACAAAGTAGCGACACCTTTGCTATTAGTAACAAACACATCCCATTTATTAGCCGCTCCCGTAGGTTTAAATGTTAATTTTTCACCGTTAGCGGTTTTTAAAGAAAACATATTATTGCCGCTCCATGCACTTGTAGCATTATCCCAAGAAGCAGCCGCTTCCTGCATAGCAGCTGATTGACTGCCGCCGCCTCCGGTACCGGAAGGTTTAGCTAATGCACTTCCTCTTGTACTTTCTAAACCATTCATTAGTCTATCTAATACAGTTTCGCGAAGTTCCTTAATATCAGCTTCTGGGTCTAAGTCATCAAACTTAAAAATTTCAAATTGATTATCTGCTATAAAGCTTAAAAGGTTTTTATCGTTACCAATGCTGGCGTTTACACTATTTCTTAATCCTTCTTTTAATGCTTTTGTTAGTGGGCCGCGCGATCTAGACTGGCGCTCAACCTCGTTAAAGATTTTTTCCGCGGCTTGCTTAGCAGGTTTATTAGACGCCGGCATTTTAAAACCAGTAGATGAAAACTCACCAAGACCTTCGTCAGACCACATAAGTTCGCCCCTGTCGTTTACACCAGAAAATGGCATTGCAGCCATAACGGTAGCTTTAGCTATTGCTTCATCGTTAAAACCTGCTGTTGAATAATCGTTAAGCTCCGTTTTAAAATCAGCTTTTAGTTGCTGTCTTCCGTCAATATTATTCTTTAAAGAAACTAAACGGTTTTTATAGCCACTCATTTCGTCCATTAAACTTTGATATTCCGGACTAGTCTTGTCTTCTATTTTAGCCGCTTGGCTTGCTAGATTAGCGTAGCTATTCCTCCAAGTTACTACCTGATCCTTAACTAGCTTGCCCTCTTCAAGGGTAAAAGACATGTAATCAATGTCGTCTTTAAACCCGTCCATTAAAGCATTAGCCCTAGATATGCCTTCTTTCGCTTTAGCTTCGCGCGCTTTTTTGGCCTCCATAGCTTTACTATAGCCAGTCGAAAACCTACCACCTACATCTTGAAATCTACCTTGCGTGTCTGACACTCTACGTGCCGCTGCTACCACCCCTGATCCTTGTTGCTTTGCCATCACTATCTTGGTATTACAGTTTTAGCAACATCAGCGACCACTTCGGGGTCTGGTGAAATATAAGATCCTACACCGCCTGCAAATTGCCCCGCGGCTTCAGCTCTAGCGGCTCTAGCGGCTTGTATAGCTGCTTCGCTAGATGCTAATTCATTAGCGTCTATTTGGAATTCTTCACCAAGCAACTGTGCCTTAAGGCCTCTTGACTGCTCGGCACCCATTCTTTCCCTTGTTTGTAATCTACCCGCTTCTTGGGCCGTTAATCTTTGATTCATTGATTCTTGCTGCCCAATGCTAGCTGAAGCTTGCTGCGCGTTTTGTGACTGCTGGTTAGCTAATGATTGCGCTAATGCCGCGATGCCGCTGCCACCAGCAGCTTGATTCATAGAGCCCATTATATTAGACAACCCCTGCGCTTGTTGCTGCGCTGCGAAATCTGCCGCTTGCGTATTGACAGTAAGGTCTTCCATTGTATTCTCTAAGTTAGAGTACAAGTTAGACGTGTCTTGAGCAAAATAGTCCCGCATAGAAGCGTCGTACGCCCCCTGAGCCTCTTCTCTTCTAGCTAGCCTTTTTTTACCGCCGATGTATGAAGCGCCGAATTTCACCGCACCCTCAAATATATCTCCTAGCATATTTAATTAGTTTATAAGTTATTATTACGTATTATTCGCTGCTGATAAATATCTCAGAGTTAACCGCGAACAACTCTTTTTTATTACTGCTGGTAATTGAAAATTCAATATCCGCATAATACCCCAACAGCCCAGAAGTGTTTACTCGGCTATCTTTAGCAAATAACATAAAATTCCCCGGCGCTGGAGCAGGTGAGGGAGCGTTACTTGTTAATGTTATTTGGTTTGGTCTACTTACAGATGCCACCGTTCCTATTACACGTAATACAGCGGGGGAAGTAACGCCATTCGGAGAATATATAATGTCCCCGGGTTGTAAAGAAGTATTTATTTCTCCATTTATAATAATTGTTGTAGCAGCTGGGTGGGTAAGAACATTGCCAATACCTTGCACGCTAAACTCTTTCGTATCAATGTTAGCCAACGTAGTAGCGTCACCCATTATGTAATTAAAATACATACCCTCGCGCTCTTTCCACGTAGTTACTGTTCCGCTTTGTTTATTTGTAACAACGCTAGCGGTCCACCCTTCGGCCCCTTCGTACGAGAGAGTCTTAAAGTTTTTAACGCTTGTGGGGGCATCATTGAATACAGACTTAATAGTTGTTGCTTTTTGTACACCGTAAAAGTTTGATCTGGTGGTGCTTGAATGCTCCCAAATTTCGCCATTGTTAAAACTGTAGTAGTCATTGTTAAGTGAAATTGCAAACTCAGGTGCGTAAGATAATCGTGTAGACCATCCATCAACTGTTTCTTTAAACGACACCTGCTCGGCACCTATACGTATATTGTAAGAACTGTTCTGCTCGTCGTAGGAGCCGATTAAAGCACTTGTGGTGGACTTTAAACCGTCTTCAAAGTAATCAGTCATTCCCTTGCTAGATATCTCTGTAATGCCGTCTCTTGACAGTCTAATAACAGCACCTCTAGCTTTGTCTGTAAAGTAAACTCTAAATCCGTAACTTGCAAAAGACTCAGGGTTTTTAGATATACCAAACTCGCCAACGTACGGTACAGCTTGCCCTAAGACGTTTTTATTCGATGTAACATTAGTATTGCCGTCGGCATTAAATAAAGCATCTTTGTTGGCAAGTATTCTAAAACATTTGTCTTCGCATAAAGCGATTAGGTCGGTATCTCTAGCATGCAACTTCTGTATGCTACCGTTTGTCGGGTTTAAATCTTGTGTTATATCTTCGGCTAGTAAGAACTGGTTGGTATTGTTAATACCGCTTATAGAGTTAAATATACCGCTGAATATCATACTGGAGCTTCTACGCTCTTCCCTGTATGGCTCTTCTAAAACAGCTGACACTCTTACCCCTTTGCCTATAACGGGCGCGTTAAAGTCGTCTCTTATGCGATCAGATTCTACGCCATTACCGAAAGAATAGCAGTTACTCCAGTCTATAGCAGTGGGTGTTTTCACGGTACTAATGTTTCTAAAGCCTGATGCCTCGTAGAATATATCTAAGTCTGCTAACTTATCAGGTTCAGTTTCGAATATAGCGGGGTTAGTAGATGAGTTTATAACTCTATCTGTAGTAGTATCTTGTCTGTATACTAATATTTTGCCAATTTGAGCAATACTTGGTGTTCCCCCGTATTGCGTGTCGTCGAAGTCCCTGTCTAGTGTGTACCTAGTGGCAACACCGTCTCCATTATTGCCGTCCCTGTTATAGTCACCAAGTCCAGCAATGGAGGTAGTATCAGTGTTTATTATAGTGTAAAAATCAGCGCTTTGTGTGCCGTCAATATACCCAAATTTTATTTTAGCCCCTGTTACTAGTTTTTCATAATATATAACAGCTTTAAAAGGCTTATTAGTAGCTACCGCTTCGGTTCTTGCTGCTGCTAAATCAAATTTGTCTTCTTCCGTGCTGTTACCAGGCAGTAATGGAGTATATGTGCCAACGCCTAAGTGGGCGCGATCGGGGTTGTAAACGTCTACGGTTGACACTAAAAATGTTCCGGAAGTTATAACCCCTAGGGTGGATTTTAGTAGTTGTAGTGAAGTATCTATAACAAGATTTTCGGCTCCGGGCACCGCAAAAGCAGACTCTACATTTTTAATAAACGTAGCGTTAGGGTTTATCTTAGCGAAAAACTTACCTTCAAATTCCGGTAAAAATCTATTCTTATCCTCAAAAACAGTCATGCGGAACTCGTCTCCATCATTCAACCCCTGCAGCCAAGCATCACCAGGCACTATACCTTTGTCCAAAACAACCTCATAGATACCCATACTTAAGCCACCTATTTCGGTAATAGCGCCGGTTGGCCCGCCAGATACTATTTTATAAGTGTCGGATTCCTGAGCCCCCGCAGATGTGGTGAAGCTAACATGGCCGCCTTGCTTAAAATTGTTGAAAAAATTAGCGTTTGAAAAAGAGTCTGGAGTATTGTTTGAATCGGTAGCTATGCTATCTAAAGGTCCGTAAAATTTTATTCTATTATCCCCGACTATGAAACCACTGGATAATACACTAGACGGTTTGTAAGCTTTAACCGCGGATCTAGCTATAGCCGTTTTTACGTTTTTTATATGTGGAGGTGCCTCGTTTGATATGTCAAGTACTTTGTACCTATTATCTTCACTAACCGGTATATCTGAATCGTGCTGCTTCTTAAGATTTATATAATCCCCATCTTGTATTTTATTTCTTTCACTTGAAGGGAAGCTTAACCACACGTTACCGTCTTCTGCTGAATAGTAGCGGTCTAATCCTAAATTGTAATATTCGGGAGTCGAGTTTTTAACATAAAACTTAAACTTAGTAGCCCAAGAAGGCGTTGTAGAGGCGCTGGATATACTGCCGATTACGGCATTTACTTTGCTAGCGTTGGTTTTATCCACAGCCACGGCTCCGCCTGGAGAGGTAAATACAGGGGATTCTCTCCCGTAATCATCTAAAAAAGTAACGCCTATTTGGTATGTTCTGTCAGATTTAACAGATTCTTTACCGAGGCCTACTGAAGAATGTGTTGTATTACTTTGTGTGCCGACTATATTAATATCGGAATTTACAACATCATAGTTCTGCAGGTAGTTGCCATATATTACACGATTCCCTATAACTTCTTGAGACTTAGCTTTCTTAGGCACGGCGTCAAATAGTCTTAATAGCTGTGAACTTTCTATAACTCTACCTAATAAATCAGTAGTAACAGTAGTATTATAAGGATTGACAGCATCTATAAGCGCGCGGTCAAAAGACTTTACTAAATAAACATTATTAGACCTACTACCTTTATAAAGTATTTCCACTTCTTCTACGTCCGCAGGTATTGTGTTACCAGTAGATCCTGGAAATCCGCTTATATATATTATACGAGTATTGTCATCCATACCCAGGTTGTAGCCGTCTCTACTTAAATACTCAAACTGGCCGGGCACAAAAGCCGGCTTCGTAAAAGGAGCGTACGGGGAATAGCGACTATCTGTAAATTTGTATCTGTACGAAAATCTTGGAAAATCATTTTTAAATATAGGCTCGTCTTCCGTGCGAAGCATGGTCCACACGACAGCGCTATCGACTATATTATCGGATAAGCTACTGATAGTTAATGTGCCTGACGAATTAGTTAGGTTACTGCTTGATCCAAATACTCCTATGACTTGGTATTTTGTTACCGTGCCGTCATCTTCATTAATTTCGTACTTAAGTATCACCTTGCAATCAGGACCTTTATCGCCAGCCCATTGTATATTTTGGCTGGTCCATGCTAACGCTATAGTATTCCCAGCTACTTTACCGCTTAAGTTTACAGCGTTTAATGTTATTGGGTTTACTCCCACACCTCTGAAATTACCATTAGGCAAAGATAAGGTCGGTTGTACGGACGGTATTGCCGATGAAAAAGCTTTAACAGTTAGTCTTTTAATCGGTGCAGATTTAATTACTGTTATATCTGTTGCTATAAAATCTCTAGTAGAAGGATCAGCGTCGCCATAAACATGTGTGTGCGAGGTTAACGCGTCACCACTTTGAGCAGACCCAGCCTTAAATTTAGCTATATTAATTACTCTAGGCTCATTCAAATCATCTGTCCAGAACAGCATCCCATCGAGTATGTTAACGCCTGTAATTAAGTTGTTAGCACTAAAGTTTAATACGTTATTGGCATCAACCAGAACCGGCGTGACAATACCTGTTGCTTGGTCGTACTCGAGTATAGCATCAACGGTATTACTAGTTAGGAACCAGTATATCTTTTCGTTTTGGCTATCGCGTACTGTGCCAATACATTTAGTGTTAGTTAAGCCAAACGGAGTTGTTCCACTACCTGTGGTTTGCCAGGTACCGCCACCTGGTTTATTGTTTTGTTTAGTGTTACCTAGTATAGTTTCAACAGCGCCTACGTCAGAGCCTTCAGAAGAACTTATCTGAATGTTCTGAGCATCGCGGTATTGCCCATTGGGTACCAACCTTTCATCAAGGTCTTTATTCATCTTACCCTGGACAAATGTATGCTGTAGCTTAGCCATATATTAGTGTTTAATCCACTTGGATTGATTTCTCATTACTTGCGCTAGCTCCGATATTTTAAGATTGGACATGCGTAGCTTAGCATTGCGCTTAGCAGCAACCATTTCTTTCTTAAATCTAGCAATCTGGTACTCCGGAGTATTTGCTCTAGCACCTAGTGCAGCGTGAGCAATATACTTATATACAGCTTCCTCAGCAAACTTATGTACACGCATCTCTTCATCAGTGCCTAACCCATCACTAATGTATTTTAGTGTTACAATTTGGTTAACTAAGTTAGAGCTAAAGTGCATAATACCTTTTAACTGGTCAATGTAGAAAACGCCATTACCCTGCGCTTCTTCTGGCGATAGCCCGTAGCGTCTGCCGTATCTGTAAAGATTAAACAACTCGCTTTCTGTAAGAGTGTTTTGATTATTAGACGATGTACTGGAAGAGTAGTAAGCCGAGTTGAAATTGGCTAACGTTACAGATTCATTAGCTAAAACCATTTTGCCGTTGCTATCAAACTGGTATTCGTAGTTGCTGTCTTGGTTAACGGCATTAGGATTGCTAGTGTTGCGCGTAGGGTATATAATTCTTTCTATACCGTTTGAATCCGCCCAAGATACCTTAACATAGTTTACGTAGTCTTGTGGTAGTATCATGTACAGCGCTGGTGGTATTTCTACCTCTAAAGCTTTTTGTGACGGTAAAGTATCAAAGCTAAATTCTTGAATAGCACGCTGTGCGTGAAACGCAACATCTGTACGCTTTATTTTGCTTATAATTTTATCTTCGCCAACATAGGCTATCATAAAATTATTCACCATGTCTTTAAGGCTAACAAACTGGTAATTACCGTAATCTTCATCACCGCTGTTCCAGTTACCGTCTGCTCCTTCGTAGTAAAGTTCGCTAGTTTGATTTATTAGCCCCATTTATTAAGATTTTTCTTGTTGAGTGTTTTTGGCCTCTTCTTGTGCTGCTATCTGATACACTTGTAATTCGCGCGTTGATATACCCGCTAGTTCTAGTATTTTCATTACCAGTTCAGTTTCTTCCGAAGCGTGCAGCTCAAAGTTAGTAGCATTAGATACGTTGTATTGCGCAACACCGTTAACTACCGTGTATGCCCATTCTGCGGTTGCAGGTCTTTTAATATAGTTACACGTAACACCTGAAGTTAATGGTGCTGTGCCGTGCACTTTATAACCAGTAGAGTCTGCTACAAATACAGGCCTAGCGTCAGTAGGCTTTGTTAAAGGAGCTGCGTTAATGTATAAAAATTCGTTTTTATTAATGCGCTCTACCTCTATATTGTTATAAATAATAGTACCTATTCTGTACAAATTATTAGGAACAGTCCATAAGCCGTTACCGGCGTGCGTCATAGCAGCCGTAACTTCGAATAGGTTTATTTTTTCATTAAGAATGTTGAGCATGTCGGAGAACTCCGTGTCGTTTCCATGCATTCTGCCAAACTGGTTAATGTCATAGAAGTATTGCTCGAATAGATCCATTTGCGCTTGATTGGCAAACAGGTTGAATTCCTGAGGCGTAACATACCCTCGTTGCTCTTTATTGAGTATACTTAATACCCGTTGATAAACAGTGTCTACGCTTACGCTCATATTATTATTTGATTAAAGTGGAGGCTACCTTAGTAACCCCCACTGTTGTTTTATAATCGTTTTTCTATAGTGTTCAGTACTTCCATTCCTTCATCTGTTTTGAAGTAAGCCGCAAGTGCTGAGTATGGGTGCTCGTCAAATGGCACCGTCATTAGTTTCCGCCCTGTGTTAGCGTAACTGAATGTTCTTTGGTCCTGTGATAATGCAATCAATCCTTGTTCAACCGCCTTAATACCGATGTTACGTAGGTGTACGTTTTCATCATTGGCTAGTTCTATGAACAAATGAGGGTTATTACGTGCAAACACAAGTAAATCGCGTTTAAGCTCCTTAGAACTCATCTCAGATACCTTAGAACCGAATTCTACACGCAAAATTGCTTCAGCTTCATCAATATCCATTGATTTAGCAGCATTCATAGCGTCGAGCTCTAACTCGATCCAGCCTACTTGGCTTTCCGCAATTGTATCAGGCTTGTATTCTTTAATAACGCCTTTGCTTGTAAACGGGTGGTACAATGATAACAATTGTTGCAGAACAACATTTTCTTTAGGTACATTTAACATTCCTTCTCTAAAGACGATGCGGCCCAGTGTCGCTGGCCCTTCTTGTTCATCAACAAAACAAGAACGCTGATTGGTAGCATACCTGATTTCGCGCTGGTAACCTTTTTCTTCGTCAAACCAAAGTAAGGGTTTTTTAGCGGAATGTAAAGCGGGTAGTGTAAATATTAAAGGTTTTTTACGCTCAGTTAGTTCGTACAAACGATCTTTGTATTCCCACTTAGATTTTTTTGGCAGTGGAGGCATTTCTGTTGCCGTTTCAAACGACACTTCTGGTGTCTCTACTGTAGTTTCTTTTTTAACCGGAGCCTTCTTAGCTGCGGGTTTTTTAGCTGTTGCCATAATATGATATAATTAAATAGATAAAAGAATAATGCCCCCGGCCGAAGCCGAGGACAATATTATAAGCTTACTTCAACAATACGAAGTTGTTAGCAGCCTGTACACAAAGTGTACGCTCAGACAAGAAGTGTACGTTCATCTCATCATTAGCGCTAGTGAAGTTACCACCAACTGAACCAGTGATCCAAGACTTCATGCGACGATCTTCTGCTTCGTTAGCACGGTAACGGATGTGCAAGAACGGACGAGAAATGTTCGATCCTAATTGCTCATCGTATACAGTAGAAGTACCAGCAGGAACCATAACACCTTCAATATCGCCGATAGATCCGCGAGTAGTTGAATCGTTTAAGTATTTCCAGTCAGTCTTGTAGAAGTCGTAAGAACCGCGACGGAATCCAGAGAAACCTAAGTTCAACGCCATATCTTCAGAGTTATCAAATACTCCGTAAGAAGTACCACCGGCTCCGTAAGAATTTTGAGCAGCAAGCATGTTGTCGATGCCCAAAGAAGTTGCGCGATCCAAGAACATCATGTTCTCTTCAATAGCACCTTGCTTATCAAGCTCAGCTAAGATCTCGTCGAATTGACCTAAACCGCCAGATCCACCAAAATCAACACCGTTGTAAACCAAACCGCGAGTTCCGATAGCTTCAAACATACCTTCAGAACCTGTTGTAGCAGGAACGCCAGCTTGTGTTGCAGATCCGAATGCAGTGTTACGAGTATCGTTACCATCTACAGGAGCGCCTAATTTTTCAGCTTCAACCATAGACATTTCTAGGTAGTCTTCAAAACGTAGACGAGCTTCGTGCTCAGACTTCAAGTACCATAAGTAACCGCCAGTTCCAGCTTCAGTCGTAACTTCAACCCAACCGATCTGAGCAACGTCAGAACCGTTAACACTGTACTTATCACGCAAGATGATAGGCTTGTTCTCGAAAGTTGTGAAAGAAGCATCGAATGAGTTACCTACATCGCCTGATCCTTTTCCATACTCAGAACCGTAAACAAAACACTTGATAGAAGCATCAGATTTGTTGTTAAGAGCAGCTGGAAGAAGACCGTCAACTTCACCGTATACAGCAATAGTAACAGCAGTTGCAGCGATAGCTTTAACGCGAGCCTTAGCAGTAACTGTACCATTAGATACAACTAAAGTCATACCCACGCCCAATAAGTGACCAGTAGGCAATCCAGTAATTTGCGAAAGTGTCGCACCAGCAGCGTTGTTGGTACCTAGCCCGTCGTAAGCAACGTGCAAGCGACCTTGCTCAGACCATACAACACGGTCAGAAGCCATTGGCATTTCAGCACCGACCATACGTAGGAATCCACCTACAGTACGCTTTCCGTAGCGCTCTACTTCCTTTTCGTAAACTTCAGGAAGGAATTGTTGTGTAAAGTCCATGTCAGCCACAGACAAGTAGTTGTCACCAAACAACCCTTTTACAGGGCGAGGAGTAAGGTGAGACAAGTTAGCCAAACTAGTTGGCGTAGTTGCAAAAGCCATAATTTTATTTTTTTATGGATTATTATTTTTTGAATTTCACTTTGAGCTTAGAAGAGCTTTGCCCACTGTCAACTGCACGTATTTTCCAACCGTTAGATGCCGTGACTTCCTCATGAACCCCTCTCGGATTCATATTCACGTTCTTGGTGCGGGACATACTATCCTTTACTGCATCGGCTTTGCCTTGCTCGTAAAAGTGCTGTGCAACTTGATCAGCATTCATAGCTGTGAACAGCGATTTATGATAACCCTTGGCGTCTTTCATTTCTCCCTTTTCGTTCAAGAACTTCTTGATAAAGTTGTTAATGTCACCTTGAGTCTCTTTAACCTCGCCTGTATTATTAACCTTAAAGCGGTACTTCTTGTCCCCAACTGAATAATCGAAACCTTCGAACTTTTCGTTGAACACTTTCGCGCTTTCTTGTTTAAACCTACTGGTTTGTCGTTCAGCAACTTTTGCCGCTTCTTCACTCTCTTTATTATAACGGTTAAAAAACTCAACCGCTTTTTGTTGATCAGGATTCAATCGTGAACCCATCTTAACTTCGTCGTAGTATTTAGACTTTAAGCCGTCTAAATGATTTTTAGCTTCTGACAATGCTTGCTTGCGTTCTAGCTTTTTTAAACGCACCTCACGTTCGTCGTCAAGCTCTTCGTCGTAAGAAAACTTATCAGCTAATAAAAAGTCGATGTCTTCTCTGTCGTACGCACTGTACTTCGTTTCATAATATTCACGAAGCAATTGGTCTTCGTTTAACGATGCGTAATCAGTGTTAAGCTTTACGTAGTCTTCTAACGAACCACCTGTTTCACTCATAAAGTCTACAACTTTTTGAATGTTTTCCGGTAATTCTACACCTGTCACAGCCGCTTCAGCAATTGCTTCCGCAACCTCTTCTTGTAACTCATCTGTTACTTCTTCAACCTCTTCGTCTGTAATCTCTTGTAATACAGACTCTTGCTCTACTTGCTCTTCTTGAACAGGTTGTTCATCTTGAACGGGGACCTCTTCTTCTTCTCTGGCAGGTTCTGCAGCTGGCCCTTCGACGTTTTGCTCTGGTACTCCTTCGCTAACTTCGGATTCGTCGCGTACAGGAACCTCATCTGTGCTTTGCTCTTGAACGGCATTTTGTCGTAAGTCTAGTTTGATAGTACCGTCATCGTCGACAGATGCTATCTGGTTAGTTTCTTCACTCATGATAAGATATTATAAAATTGTTATTACTATAATTACCTAGGTTCAAAGGTACCTAAGCCAAACCCACCGCCAAGTATATCGTTTCCAGAGGATTCGAAGTTTTTAGGTGGTGAATCATTTTTTCTTTGATCAATCAACTCACTTTGTTGAGTCGCTTGCATTTTAGTTCTTTCGTCTTTGCGGTCTTCTTTGTCAGACTCTTTTCGCTTCTGCCCGTCAACCTCAATGCCCTTAAGCTGCATGTTGTACTGGAATTCCAAAGCCATAAGCTCTTTCTTTAATTGAACTTCAGATTGCATTTTTTGCTGGTCAATCTGTGCTTTCATTTGTTCAAGCTGTGCTTTTGTTTGGAACAATGCTTGGTCTTTTTGCACTTCAGCTTGTGCCGCAACTTGTTGTGCTTGTGCGTTTGCTTGCGCCTGTGCTTGTATGTTTTCTTGCTGCATTTGCTGGTCACGCTCAAGTTTCTTCTTGCGGCGCAGCTTCAACAGTTGGTTGGCTAGCTTAAGGTTTTTAACCTCACGGATATCAATAGCATCTTCAAGGTCAATCAATCCCGCTGATAATGCAGTTTGAATGTTGTTCTCAAGCATGCCTTTTTGTTCGTCGTCTGGCGACAACTCAAGCACAATGCCAAAGTCATACAAGTGCAGCTCTTTTAACTCGTCTAATGTCGCTACATTAAAACCGCCAATCTTTTGTATAAACGCTTCACGTGACGGGCTGTACTCTAATATATCAGATATCCTAAGTGATAACCCTTCTGCTGTGTCGGCTGTTAAGAACAACCCTGCATCTAATATGTGGCGTGTAGCTGTATTAGAATTTGCAGCTGCAAGTTTCTGCACACCTACTAACGCTCTTGAATCAGGTGTTGAACCATCACGAGCTTCATTAAGACCTGTAACGTCACGAATCATCTGCAAGTAATAGTTATACGTCTGAATTAACGTTTGTAGCTTTTGGCCACCTGCGCCAGTCTGTAATGGTTGTATAGGCACTTTACCTGGGTTCATATCGCCCTCTTGTGTAAATGACCTACCGATAACAGAACCCGTTTGGAAGAACATGTTAAGCGCTTCTTGCGGGTTGTAGTTTGTACCATTACCTAAATCTATTTCAGCAAGACCATCAGCATCCATATAAACACCGTCCGGCATCATCTTAGCTAATACTTGCTGCATCTTTAGGTGTGTGAGCTGAACCATATCAGCAAAACCGGTACAACGGCTTACAATAGATTCAATACGTCCTTTATACATTCTAGGCGCTACAATACTGTAATTCATTTTTACTTTATTGTAATCACTCTTAGGGCGTACCATATTCTCAGCAATGCCCCATTCAAGTAGCGTACTAGTGCCTAATATAATAGCACCTTCGTAAAGTACCTCTAGCGAACGCGAGGCCTTAGCAAATCCCTCAGCATCTGCAGGTGGGTTAAACTGGTCGTCACGTAGTATTACTTTCTCTGCACCTGAAGCTGTTTCTTTAATCTTATAGACTTCGTTCATGTACGTCTTGTAATTAAAGTACAATACTTGAACTGTATTTGAATCGTAACGGTTGTCAGTAACTTCGCTTCTGTTCCATCCGCCAGTTAAATTTTGAGAACCTTGGCCCTTAATTTTTTCTAGCTCTTCCTGTGTTAATCCAGGGTATTGCTTTTTAAGCTCACTAATTGGAATAGTTTTTACTTCACCAACATAATAGATGTCATCGAAGTAAGGAGATTCAGTATATGAGTATACTAAGTTTGCTGGGTCAACATAATCAACTACTACACCTTCTGATTCAGAAAATGTATTTTTAACAGCACCGATACCAATAGTCGTTAAGTCATGGTACACGCGTCTTTTAATAAGATCGTAGTTGTTACCATCTAATAATGTGTTTATAGCAACCTCTTCAGCAATTTCAATACCTTGCTTGTAGCTAAGCTGCATATGTAACTCAAGCTCTTCTTTAGATTCAGGTAATGCCGCTGGATCGTTTTCGTATAAGTTAATACCAAATGCTTCAGCCGCGTAATCATTAAGCTCCTTGGTTTGCATGTCTCTAATAATAGAATCCATATATGCTGTGCGCTTTTCAACGCCGTATGGGTCCTGTGAGAATGCTTTAATATCAAAAGACCGGTCTGCAATACCGTTAACAACTATATCTACAAATTTAGATAAGATAGGTACTGGCTTCCAGTCGAGATTGAGGTAAGATAAATCACCGTTAATAGATAATTCATCTTTATATTTTTGTATGGGTTGCTCACCACGTGCATATAAACGCAAACTATGGAAGCTGTCTTGATTACTTCTAAATCTTACACTTCCCTGGTTGCCATCAAACCATTCGTTTTGAATGGCTCGCCCGACTTGTAAGCCGTACTCCGGCGACATCTTCTCTTGGTCGCTAGCTACTTGGCTGGGGAAAAAGTTACTTACAACTGCGTTAGCCATATTGTTATTTTATTATTTTTGAAGTATAACCGTCTTGACTGAACCTTGCAATCTTTAGGTTTAATTTTGTTTTCTGTTGTTCACCGATCGGCTTGTACAGATCTTTGTGGCAAGCCATAATAGCCAGCCCTGAGCTGATAGAAGCATCGTACTTCGTTCTGTTGTTCATATCGAACTTAGACCAATCGTTTAGCGTATCGTTAAAATACATTGTACCGTATTCACCTTCGGTTATTACACCTACGTGGTTTTCGATGTACATTTCAATAGCAGCAGCGTGTGCTTGCTTCATGTCCATACTAGAGTTAGGTATTCCACCTATTTCTTTCTCAGTTATGGAAAGCTTGTTCCATAATCTGTCAGGTCGGTTCATCGAATAACCTCGGTAACCTCTTCTTTTAAAGTGGTACAATAACCTTGGTTTGTTATTCTCGGCAAGTATTGGCATTCCGTAAAAGACACAAGCCATAAGCACGTCTTCGAAAAATATCTCTGCTGTTTGAGGCCTAGCTATGTATTCTAAAAAGAATGTACTAGGTGGCGCATCCTCCATTGTGAATTTAGTTAATCCATGCAATGCACCTTTGGAACCCCTGCCGTCAGTCGTTCCTGAAATATCGTAGCTATCACACCCAAAAGCACCAACGTGTTCGTTGCCTGGGTATTTGATACCGTTTTTAACTGTATACTTGTTTTGTAAGTTTAAACCAGGTACCCAAGACACATTAAAGCGGCCTGATGGGTTTGGCATAAACACTACTTTAGTATCCTTAACTCCGTTTTCCCACTGAAAACTCCCACGTGTTACAGTATTAGTATTACGCAAGTCCGCGTTATAATCAACCTGTTCGTAGATTTTTGCTAAGTTAAAAATACTATTCTTCTTTCATCACGGAAAGCGTGGTCTGTGGTACGCGGAAACTGGCGGTAGTACTCGTTCAAAGCATCTTGGTCTTGTTTAAGACCGTCAACTTCATTTTCCCAGTAATCTATAACACCAACCTCGATGCTATCACCGTGTGGGTCTATAGCTTCTTCTTCAGGTGTATTAAATACCGGCTGCCCGTACTCATCAATAAATCCTTCATAGTTCCACTCCATTGGTATAAAGAGCGAGTACAATCCCGATTTTGTTTGACCATTATTGTTTCTTTTGGTTACATCTGAATCTAAATACAACTTCTTAAAGTTGTTACCACCTTTGTCTAAAGAGTTCGATGTGCTACCCATTAAACACTTACCAATGATGCGAGAACCAAGACGCAAACACGTTTTAGTTACGCGCCAGTTGTTTAGTATGTTATCAGGCTTTTCCCACTTACCGCTCTCATCATGCACAAGCAGCTTAAGCTTTTCACCATCATAAGAGTTGTCCCCTGTATTCTTCCAGTCAATTGTTGTATCAAGGCCTTCGAGTTGTATTCTCTCTTCTTGCGATTGTATTGACTTACGTGTTAACTTAGAAGCAGGAACCCTATATGCCAGTTCAGTCTTCGGCCGATCCATACCATCTTGTATAGGCTTGAAGAAAAACGGGTAGTTGAGGGAAATTGGTACAACTTTATCGGTAAACATTTTCTTTGCATCACTACCGGACTTTGATAAGATACCAAATCTGGCATCACTTGAGATAGTTGCTTGGTTGACAGTTTCACCTGATGCCATAAATGAGAATCCACTCCGTCTGTTTTTAAGGTAGCACATTCCGTAACATCTTGTATCAA